ATCCTCAAGTCGGGGCTGGATATAAATCTTCCGGTAAACCTCGAGGGTGGCAGTTCATGAAAGAATATGTAGATGAACAAGGTAATGTATTTCATAAAGGCGAAGAACAACCTAAATTGAAAGGTACATTACCGCCTACTCAGATTGATACTGAGTCATCTAAGAAACGTTTAACGAAACAAGAAAAACAAGAACTTAGAGATCAGTTATTGCAACAAGTAGTTTTCCTGCGTGGTAATATTTCTAAAGCTACTTTAAAGAAAGATATCAATAGTAATAAGACGCAACTACGTAAATTGGAACGTCAGCTTAAAAAGATAAAATAGTTTTGACTTTTAATAAAAATGTTATTATAATTAAGGTATGAGTATATACGAAGAAAAATCCAGTAAACGTAAACAAATAGATGAGGAGTTAGAATCTCCGTACGAAACTGTATCACAACAGTTGGCTACTCAGTTAGATTTACGTGATTCGGTTATTTATCTCAATGATGATATCGGAGAAAATACTTTAGTAGATCTAATGATACGAGTACGGGCTATACTTAATAATCGTACTAGTGATACACGTAATGAACCTATCAATCTTATCATTAATTCTAATGGTGGAGATGTATATGAAATGTTAGGTATTATTGATTATATTGAGTCATTATCAGTACCTATTAATACTATTTGCCGTGGAAGAGCTTTTAGCGCTGCCGCTGTAATTTTAGCATGTGGTACTGGTGTACGTATGGCTAGTAAACGATCATGTGTTATGTTCCATGAATCGATTAGTTTTATGGATGGCATTAAAATAAGTGATATGTCTGCATATATCAATAATCTTAATTCATTAGAAAATGATGTATGTAATTTATTAGCTTCTAAATCTAATAAGAATGCAGATTGGTGGAAACAGCAACAGAAAACAGATTTGTTTTTGTCAGCTGAACAACTAAAACAATATGGAATAATTGACGAAATAATTTAAATACTATGAGTTTAACAGCAGAACAAATACAACAAAATTGGATTGAGTTTCGTAAAAGAATTAACGAACTATTTCCTACCCGAGCAAAAGAAATAAATGCTATGTATGATCATTTGGAAGAACGAATGATGATGATGCCAGCAAGCGGAACAGATCACTTCCATAATGCATTTGAAGGTGGGTATATTGATCACGTGTTACGTGTTATGGATTGTACTACCAAATTATATGAGTCTTGGAAAGAAATGGGTGCAGATGTTAATAACTTTTCATATGAAGAATTAATGTTTGCTGCTATGCACCATGACTTAGGTAAAGCAGGATTTCCAGGCGAGGGCGAAGAAGTATACATTGTAAATGATTCAGAATGGCATCGTAAGAATCAAGGTAAAATGTACAAGCATAATTCCAATATTCCATTTACTATGGTACCAGATCTTAGTTTATGGACATTGCAAAATTTTGGAATTAAAACTTCTTGGAATGAAGCGCAAGGCATACGAATTCATGATGGAATGTATGATGATGCAAATAAAGCTTATTTTGTATCACGTAGCGCCGATTCAAAATTGCGTACCAATTTGCCATTGATTTTGCATCACGCAGATCATATGGCAGCTCGAATTGAATATGAAATGTGGCGCGATAAACGCCCGTCAGCAAAAACAACTATACCTAGTACTAACACTAGAAAATCAACGTTAGCTAATACTGCAGCGTTTGATATTTCTAAGATTTTTGGAGAATAATTATGATAATAACGTTAATATCGTTATTAGTAGTCGTATTATCGGTAGCCATTTATATAGTAAGAAACTTACTTAAAAAAATGGAAACGTTAGAAGATAATATCGATGAACTAGTTAAAAATATAACAGAGTATGATTCATTTTATGAAGACTTAAAACGTCGTGTAAATGAATCTAATTCTAGATTAAAACAAATAGATCGTTTAGGCTCATTTGAAGCTGATGATGAGACGGGGGTAATCTTTAAAGAACTTAAAGATATTGTAAATGACTTGAATGAAAGGTTTTAAATGTCGCCAGTAGAACAATTTTATGCTGACTTAGATGTACAGGATACCGTAACAAAACGTGGACGTAAAGCTACTAACATGTACTTTACTCTTACAACTGAAAAAGCAATTATAGCTTATAATAAAGAAACTGATTATGCATTACGTAATAAAATTTATCGTGAGCATATTGACTATGCATTTAATAAGTTAGTAGAAAATATTTATCATACGTTTAAGTTTAGTTATTTTGACGTGCCGTATGAAGATGTTAAATGTGAAGTAGTTGCATTCTTAAACGAGAAAATTGGGAAGTATACGGAAGGTAAAGGTAAAGCCTTTAGTTACTTTGGACGTATCGTTAAGAACTATCTCATTATTCAAAACAATGCAAATTACGCTAAATTGAAGCGTCGAGTAGAAACTACGGTTATAGACGATGATCGTAATTTATCGTTAGAAATGTCTATATCTTCTTATCAAGAGTCCTTAAAAGATTTTACAGATCTATGGGTAAGTTGGTATGATGAAAATATGGACAATGTATTTACTAACAAACGTGATGTGTTGATAGCCGATACTATTCTAGAAATATTTCGTATTCGTGATAGCATTGAAAACTTTAACAAGAAGTCTATCTATATCTTAATACGTGAACGTACAGGTCTTAAAACCCAAAATATTACGCGTGTTCTTAACGTAATGCGTAATGATTTCGAGAAAATGTTCACTAACTATCAGAAATCAGGACTAATTCGGTAACATTTATATTTATATAAAAGGTTATCAATGGCATCTACAGATTTTGAATTGTTCAAAGGTACTACACTTTCAGATCTAATGAAAGATATTTACCATAATTCAAAGAAAAAATCTAGACAGATCGATGGTCTAATTCAAGAACTACAACCGTTAGTTAAGAACGTTGGCGACGCTGCAGTAATAGTCCCAATGATCAAAGAGTATTTAGAAGTATCAGTAAAAAATGATGATGCGTTAGTTAAATTAGCTGCGGTAGTACAACGTTTATTATCGGTCGGTAGTCGTGAAGAAGGCGGTAGCGAGTTTATGCTTTCCGACGAGGAACGTACTCGTTTATTGCAAGAAGCTGAAGCTGAAATAAAAGCTATACAACGTAAATCGGAGTCTGAATGATAACGATTGCTCAGGTTGTCGATACATCCACGGCATATAAAACTACAAAGCATAAAACTCAACCCGACCGCGGAGATTTCCCGTTAGGTACTATAAAGTTACGTGGAATATCCCGAAATCAAACTACGGAAGAATTTTATGCATATCCTGCCGTTAATACTTTAACAATACCATTGCTAGGTGAATTAGTTTTATGTTTTAGATCTTTAAGTGATTATGGTAATGGCGCTGATTTAGAAAATGCTTGGTTTTATTTGATGCCAGTTAATACGCACGGTAATGTAAATCTTAATCCTTTATTAGATTTATATACAGTGCCTGCGGGCGGCGGAGGTGGACGTTATACGTCGACAGCTGCACCTAAGAATGTAGAAGTCAATGATTATAAACCTGGAGAAACGTTCGAGGAAAATACTCAAGTAAAAAATATACAGCCGTATGAAGGTGATATATTATTTCATGGTAGATTTGGGCAATCGATTCGATTAGGTTCAACTGTTACTGGAAATTTATCACAATACGCAGAAAAGTCATGGTGGTCTAACAATACCGCTAAAGGATCTCCTATAACTATTATAAGTAATGGACATAAAGGTCAGGGAGGCCCTAACAAATATATAATCGAAGATCCGGAAACTACAAAAAGTATTTTTGTTCTTAGTGCTGATCAAAAATTAAAATTTACTCCTTCACAAAAACAAATAGGTGTTGGCGTAACGCCTGTAGCTAATTACAATAAAGCTCAAGCTATTATTTCTTCCGATCGTTTAATCTTTAATTCTAAATTAGATGAAATAATTTTATGCGGTAAAAAAACCGTTAATGTAGTTACTCCAAAATGGCAAATGGATATGGATAAGTTGTTTACTATTTTAGAAAAGACTTTACAGCAGTTAGCAGATTTAACTTCAGGTAAAGCTCAATTTCAAACTCCGATGGGTGGCCCAACTTTAACAGCTACTAATTTAGCACAAGTACAACAATTGGTAACAGAATTAAAAACAATGAAACAATAAAGGATTGATATGCCATTATCATCAGCACAGCCTGGATTAGAAGCTCAAATATTTGCGGCGTTAAAAAAAGCTCAGTTATCAAAAAATCCTGAATCTGCTACACAAACGCTAGCAAAAGATTTAGCTCGCGCAATACACTTATATGCATTACAGGCTACAGTTAATCCTGGACAAGCTGTAATAATACCTCCTGGAGTTGCATTAACAGCTCCGCCATATGTCGGTGCAACTATTGCTCCCGGCACGGGTACGACTACATCACCCGGAACTCTATCATAAACATATTTATTTTAAAGGATATTATGGATACCAAGTCTTTTATAAAGGCATTACGTACTATTATTCGTGAAGAAGTACAGACTGCTGTACGTACGGAATTACGTAGTCTATTAACGGAACAACCTAAAAAAACATATACTCCTGCAGTTACAGAAACAGTAATGCATTCTAAAAAACAATCACAAAAGCCTAAATCTTTTGTCAAAGATCCATTACTTAACGATTTGTTAAATGATACAGCTTCACGCCCATTAAATTTATCAGAAGGCGGTATGATGTCATTTACATCTGATATGGCACAGGCGTTTGGTGGTATGCGAAATGATTCAGCAGCAGTAGCTCCAGCACATGATTTGGATGGACGTCCTGTAGACGTTAATAATGAACAGGTAGCTACAGTAGTTAATGCTATGACTAAAGATTATTCAGCATTAATGAAAGCAATTGATAAGAAGAAAGGTCGTTAATGGCAAGAACCATTTATCAATACAAACCGTTTATCGATCCTAGCGCTACAGCTGTTGGTATAAAATTACCGTTCAATCAAGCAGCTGTTAGTAAAAATGATCGATCCACTAGGGTCGGTAATGTATTAAGTGGCTCTTTTCAAACAACATCTGGTAAAGGTGTATTTTCTTTATCGTATACCACGGAAGATCAGGCCATTAGTAATCTTACAAATTTATTACTTACCCGTAAAGGTGAGCGATATATGCAGCCAAATTTTGGTACAAATATATACGATAGTATTTTTGAACAAAACACGGATATATTATCTGATAATTTACAGTCTAGTTTACAGGACGATATTAACTTTTGGTTACCGTATATTACATTATTAAATATCGATGTGTTTCGTAATCCTCAGTATGAAAATACATTGCATATTCAAATTGGATTTCGTGTTACAAATGTAGGGGCTAATTTAGTAATAAACGTATTAGCCCAAGAAAATACGATAATAGTATCTCAAGCTACTCCTCAGGTTGATGTGAATCGTCAATTAACAGCTGTTGGAGTGTTTGCATCTAGGAGAATTTAATGGATTTAGTTAAAAAAGATGTAAAGTATTTAAATAAAGATTTCAGTCAGTTTAGGCAAAACTTAATCACGTTTGCTAAACAGTACTATCCGAATACTTACAATGATTTCAACGAATCATCGCCTGGCATGATGTTCATAGAAATGGCTTCATATGTCGGCGACGTTTTATCATTTTATGCAGATCAAAGTTTTCGCGAATCAGTATTATCATCTGCACTAGAAGAGCAGAATGTTTTACGTTTATCGCAATTATTTGGATATAAACCTAAACTTAATACTCCGGCTATTGTAGATTTAGATGTTTATCAATTAATACCTGCGATAGGTACCGGTATTAACGCTCGCCCAGACTTTCGGTATTCTCTGAACATTAGACAAGGCATGGAAATATCTAATGATTCTATTACTGCTCCTGTAAAATTTAGAACAATACAAGATGCAGATTTTACATTTAGTAGTTCATTGAGTCCCACAGATATTTCTGTATATGAAATTGATGGATCTGGTAATGTACAATATTATCTTCTTAGGAAATCAGTTCAGGCGGTTTCCGGCGAAGTAAAAACTTCTACATTTACTTTCGGTGATCCTAAGCCGTACGATAAAATTGTATTACCGGAATCTAATGTATTAGATATAATTAGTGTTACTGACGATGATGGAAATATTTGGTACGAAGTTGATTATTTAGCACAGGATACTATATTTGACGATGTAGTCAATATTCCGTATAATGATGCAGAACTTTCTATCTATAGAAGTTCAACTCCTTATTTATTAAAACTACGTAGATCAGCTCGTAGATTTGTTACTAGATTACGTGAAGATGAACGTATAGAACTACAGTTCGGATCAGGTGTTAGTTCAGATGCAGATGAAGAATTAGTACCTAACCCTAAAAATGTCGGATTAGGTTTAGAATATCTAGCTCGTACTACTAATTCAAATTTAGATCCTAGTAACTTTTTATATACTAGTACATATGGTTTAGCTCCTAATAACGTTGTATTAACTGTTACGTATAGTGTAGGCGGATCTGTTAATGACAATGTAGCTTCGAATACGCTTACTAAGATAGGAAATATTACTTACAATACTGCAACTGAACTTTATGGATTAAATTTAACTGATACTAAAAGTACTGTAGCTGTTAACAATCCTATTTCTGCTACCGGCGGTAAGAGTAAAGAATCACTTGAAAGTATACGACAAAACGCTATGGCAAGCTTCGCAGCTCAGAATAGAGCTATTACACGTGAAGATTATATAACTAGATGCTATGCAATGCCTGGCCGATTCGGTTCTGTTGCAAAGGCTTATATTGTAAGTGATTTTCAATTAGATACAAGTGATCGAGACTATCCTAGGGATACTATTGCTAATCCATTAGCATTAAATTTATATGTACTGTCATATGATGCTAATCGTAATTTTACAAGCCTTAATCCAGCTACACAAGAAAATCTACGTACATATTTGTCTAATTATCGTATGTTAACGGATGCTATCAATATAAAAACTGCATATATAGTTAATGTAGGAATAGAAGTAGATATTGTACCTGTACCTAGTTATAATGCCAATGAGGTTATTTTAACTTGTATCAATAAGCTTAAGCAAATGTTTGATCCAGACCGTTTGCAGATTAATGGATTAATTAATATTTCTAACATTACAAGTGAATTAGATAGGTTGCCAGGTGTACAATCTGTAGCTAAATTTGAAATGAAAAACTTGTTTGATAAGAACTTAGGATATTCAGGTAATGTGTATGATATGGTAGGAGCTACTAAAAACGGTATCATATATCCTAGCCTAGATCCTTGTATATTCGAAATAAAATATCCTAACGCAGACATTAAAGTCCGAACAGTAAAACCGTAAAGAGTAACGCATGTACCACTTATATTATCCAGAACGAGATACTACATTATACGAACGATATCCGGCGAAGAATACGGGTATAGATCCTATTCTAGATTTAATTAAACATGCATCAGGATCATTGTTTGAACGTCAAATTCAAGGCGCTAATTACAATTCTAGATTTCTATTAGATTTTGGATCTCAAATAACAGCAATTCGTACTGC